TTAGGAACAACAGGTTCTATTCCCTCTACGATTGGGTTTGGCACATTCCACAAATTTAAAACTGGCGAAAAAGTTTTATACATTTCAGATGACCAAACTGTAATTGGTGGTCTTACTACAAATACTTCTTACTTTGTATCTCAGGTTGGATTAACAACCGTTAGATTACACCCAACCCAAGCAGATGCTGTTTCCGGTATTAACACGATTGTACTTACATCCTTTGGTTCAGGAGTACAATTCCTCAAAGCACATAAAGACAAGTTTGTTGTAGAATCAATTACGGTTGTTAATTCGGGTGAAAATTATGAAAACAAAAAAAGAAGTGTTTTCCCAATAGGAATTAACACTGCTTTAGATACTGTTAATTCAGTAAATCATGATTATCAGTCTGGTCAAATAGTAAAATATACTTGCAAGGGAACACCAGTTTCAGGATTAACAACAGATACTGAATATTATGTAACTAAAGTAGATGATAACAACTTCAAATTATCATCGGTTGGTGTTGCAACAGAAAAAGATATTTTCTACAGAACTAACAGATATGTAGATTTAACTTCGGTTGGTGTAGGAACCCACTTCTTTAACTATCCAGATATTAATGTCTCTTTAGTTGGAAAGGTTGGATTAGCGTCTACAGGAAATACATCTTTTGAAGCTTCTATTCAACCTATATTCAGAGGTCAAGTAACATCTGTTGATCTTACTGCTAATGGAGTTGGATATGGAGTTTCTGAGGTCATTAATCTTGAAAGACTTCCTATAGTCACGCTTGGAATTGGTTCTAACGCACAATTAAAACCAATTATTAAAAACGGTGCAATTGATGAAGTAATCGTTGAAAATCAAGGATCTGGATATAAATCTCTTCCCGATTTAGTTGTTGATGGTGATGGAGTTGGTGCTGTCTTAACACCTGTAACAAAAACCGTTGGATCAGGATCAACTGAAACCACAGTTATTGATTATATTAAAGTTTTATCAGGTGGACAAAATTATACTCAGGATGAGACAACAGTTACAGTATTATCTGCAGGATCTGGGGCACAATTTTTACCAATTCTGCAAGAATGGAGAATTAATTTAGTTGAAAGATTCTTTAACACTAATAAAATTACTTCTGATGATGGTTTTATAACCAGAGGTGTAAATGATGCCTATGGTCTGCAATACTCGCACCTGTACGCTCCTAGACCCCTTAGAGAGTCTCTTTCTCCAAGCGATCAGTTCGGCAATACAATCTTTAGAAAAAATGATATTGTCAAAGTAAATGGTATTGAAGTTGCTTCAAAAGATCATTCCCCAATTATTGGATATGCATATGATGGCAATCCAATTTATGGACCTTATGGTTATTCTGGGTTAAGTGGTGGTGTAGTCACTCAGTTGAAATCTGGATATAGTGAAGATTCTTTAACAAAACAACAAAGACCTCCAATTAGTGTATTTCCTGGTGGATTCTTTATTGAAGATTATACTTACAAGGATGTTGTTGATGAATCCGTCTTAGATGAAAACAACGGTAGATTCTGTGTAACCCCAGAATTTCCTAATGGTACTTACGCATATTTTGCAACTATTGATGATTCTACTGCTCAGGGGCAGGGTGCGGTATTTGCGGGATTTAAACTTCCTAAATTCCCATACTTAGTCGGTGATTCATATCACTCCAAACCTGATGAGTTCAACTACAGGTATGATTCAAACCAGGATGATTTTGACTTAGATGGTTCTGATTACTGCAGAAATACAGTACCACATAATTTAATTGACGGAAACGTATCATATCCATATATTACTACTCCAAATAAATTAACACAATCTGTTGATGTATTGGCAGTTAGCCCTGGTAAAGTAGAGTCTATTGGAATTGAAACTGGCGGTGATGGATATAAGGTGGGTGATACCATTTTATTTGATAATACAAACACTAAGGGTTCAGGTGCTATTGCAAAAGTGGCAACCTTGAAAGGAAAGCAGGTTGATAGTGTAAGTGTTGCCACTAGCTCAATCACAGGGGTTGAAATTTTACCCTCTTCAACAAAAGGTGATTACATACTCTTTGCAGATAATCCCCACAACTTTAAAAATTTCAATAGAGTTTTAGTTACTGGATTGTCCACAACCTCATCCAAGATTGGTGGATCTTATCCTGTTGGTGTTTCTTCTAATAGACTCACACTGGTTGGTGTTGGAACAACATCTAGTGGTGTTGGTAATGTAAGTGCCACAGGAATTGTTACTTATTTTAAAGTAATAGGTGATTTATCTTACCCTTCCATCAGAGAAAATGATATTCTTGGAATCGGAACAGAACAAGTTAGAGTATTAAACGTTGATGGTCTTAACTCTAGAATTAGAGTTCTTCGTGGGGTAAATGGTGTTGTTGGAGCATCACATACTGTCACCACGACTTTACTTGAAGATCCTAGAAAACTTACAATCAACGCTGGATTTAAGACAACATATGCACCAAAAAGAAACAGACAAATTTATTTTGATCCTTCTGAGAGCGTTGGTTTAGGAACTGCAACAGGAGTTGGTATCGGTTCAACGATTGTATTTTCTAATCCTGGAGCAGGACTGACAAGAATTGATATTCCCACTAAGGGAATTTATATCCCCCATCATGGTTTAGAGACCGGAGATCAACTTACATATTCTCCCGGAAATGGAAGTGGAATTGATGTGCAGAATATTGTAGGTGTTGCAGCAACTTTATCTAATAATCAAACATTATTTGCTGCTAAAATCTCAAGAGATGTTATTGGTATTGCTACAGTTAAAGTCGGACTGGGAACTACTGGTTCATTTGTTGGAATTGCATCTACTCAAAGAAATATAAGCACTTTATTCTTCACTGGATTTGGAACTGGTGTCTATCATAGTTTCCAAACTAACTTCTCAGTCATTACTGCTGAACTCAGAAGAAAAGAAGTAACAGTTCAAACAAAACAAGCTCATGGTATTGAGGGGAATCATGAAATTGTTATTGACGTAAACCCATCAATTTCAACGACAGTCACTTTAAAATATAATGATTACAACAGACGACTGATTGCTAATCCTAAGTCTTTCGTATCATCTGGTGTTAATACTACAACTAATGCAATCACAATATCCGGTCATGGATATGTGACTGGACAAAAAGTCCTTCATACATCATCCAATCCAGCAGAGGGATTGTCTGATAATGCAATCTACTATGTCGTAAGAGTTGATGATGATTCATTCAAACTTACTAACACAAGATACGATTCGACTTTAGGAAAACCTCAAGTTGTTGGCATTACTAGTGTATCATCGGGAACTATTAATCTTATCAATCCTCAGATTGATGTGATTAGAGATTCAACAGTTGAGTTTGATTTATCCGATTCTTCTTTGGCATATACTGCACAGGGAGTCAGTTATCCTGCATTCCAATTAAATTTCTATCTTGATAGTCAGCATACTAAGATTTGGAATACAAGTCAAACTAACAAAACTTTTGAAATTACAAGATCAGGTAAAGTTGGTATTGACGCTGATGCAAAAGTAACTTTAATTGTTAATTCTGACATTCCTGAACAACTTTACTATAAATTTGATATTGTTGAAGAAAGTGATGTTCCTTTAGTTAAGAGTGGTATCGTTACGGATACTGATGTTACTTCTTTTAATCAAATCAACGTCAGAGAAAGTCTTTATAATGGCAGATTTGCGGTTTCAGTTGCTGCAACAAATACATTTAATTACTATGTCGAAGAAACGCCAGAAAGAGTTTCTTATGCAGGAACTTCCTCCAAATTGTCTTATATCACCGATTGCACTCATACTGCAGGAGCGATCAACTCATTCAATATACTGAATGGTGGAGTTAATTATTATTCAATTCCAGGTATTACGACGATTACAGGTGTTGGCACAGAAAGCACAGGAAGTGGTGCAATCATTTCTGTTGCAAGCACATCCATCGGTCAAATTAAGAAAACTGTTATTAATAATATTGGATTTGACTTCCCATCAGACACAACTCTAAAACCAAGCACAGCAATCCCTCAAATTGTTACTATTGAATCTTTGAATTCATTTGAGGCTATTGGAATTACTTCAAATGGAAGAGGTTACACCGTTGCTCCTAAACTGGTCGTTGTTGATGGTAAGACTAAGAAACAAGTTAAAGATGTCGATATCGGATACTCTATCGGAGATTCTAATGTAACTATCTTTAAAAATACTTATGGTATTAATAATGTTCGTCCAAGTATTATTCCAATATCAAATAGTAATGGTGTAGGTATTAGAACTGTTGGATTCAATACTACTACTAAGGATGTAACTATCGGTATTGATACTGGATTTAGTTCTGGATCTACATTCCCGTTTGTAGTTGGAGATAAAGTTCTTATTGAAGGAGTTAGTATTGGTATTGGATCTACTGGACTTGGTTATAACTCTGAAGAGTTTGAATATAAACTCTTTGAGTTGACAGCAGTTGATGCAAACGTTGGTGGACTTGGATCTGTTACCTATAACATGAGTGGAGATATTCCATCTGGATTAACCACTCCTGGATCATATGATGCTCCGAACTCTGTTGGAGCAAGAATAATTCCTGAGAAATTCTTCCCTAACTTTGATATTGAGTTAAAGCAAAATGATTTCTTTAATGGTGAAACTGTAAAGAGTAAGTCTGCATCAGGAACTGTTGAGTTCTGGGATGATAAAACTAACACTTTAAGAATTTCATCAGTTGATACGTTTGTTACGGATGAAATAATTAGAGGATCAACTTCAAGAACTGAGGGTGTTGCAACTGAAGTAAGATCATACGAATCATATCTTAAGATGGATGCCACATCTAAAGTATTGAAAGGTCATCAGAATGATTCTGGATTCTTGAATGCCAATATGCAAAGAGTTCAAGATAGTGATTATTATCAGACATTTGCATATTCAATTAATTCTAGAATTCCTTTTGATGAGTGGGATGACGTTGTTTCATCTACAAATCATACAAGTGGATATAAGAAATTTGCAGACTATCAACTTGAATCTACGGCATCAACCAGAGTTGGTCTAGCAACTGACCTTTCTTACTTCGATCAAGTTAATGATCTTGTTGGTGTTGCTGATGTAAATTGTGTGTATGACTTTGATCTTGTAAGTGAAAATTTCCTTAATGTTGGATCAAAAGTTCTTTCCACAGAGGTTAGATTTGCGAATAGAATTCTTCAAGATTTCCTTGAATCTGTAGGTAACAGAGTTCTTTCAATTGACGATGTGAGCAGTCAATTTAATAGCAATCCTAGAGCAACCAAGTTTAGTATCGCTAATACGTTTACTTTGTCCTCCAGAAGGGCGATGAAGTATATCACGTATGTTAGAGATACTCGTTTCACCGCACAGCGTCAATTAATGATTGTTGACCTCATTCATGATGGATCTCGTGGATATATTAACCAATATGGAAGAGTTGAGAGCACTTATGATCAAGGATCATTTGACTTTAACATTTCTGGAACTGATGGACAATTGCAATTCTTCCCAACTAAGTTCTCAGTAAATGATTATCAGATTGCTGCTATCTCTTATAACCTTGATGATAATTTACTAAGCACAGGCAGCACCTCAATTGGTGGTGTTACCTTAATTGAATCCAATAGCACGACAATCGGGGTTGGCGTTGGAACCACTGCAATCGTTAGTATTGCGAACACTCATAACTCTGTCAAGGTAATGGTTGAAATTACACCTGATGTGAGCAATACAGATGAGTTTGAGTTCAACAATTTGAACGTTGTTCATAACGGAACTGATATTGAAATTCTTGAGTATGGACAATTAAACACATCACTTACAGGTGATGCAGAAGTTGGAATGGGCACATACAGTGCTGAGTTTGTGGGATCAAACCTCGAAATAAGATTCCACCCAAGATCTGGTGTTGGTATCGGAACTACAGGTGTAATTAACACTATTCAAGTTGGTCTGGCTACCGCAGGCATTACTGGTATCGGCACCGTCGATATGAAGCACGCCAGAATAGAAGGTAGAACTACAAGTATTGCTTCTTCAACTTCTCCTGGTATTCATACAGTTGGATTATATCCTGATACCTATGATGTTGCATACTTTGTTGCTCAAGTTGCAGATACCTCAAATAATCAATATGAGATGGCAGAGATCATCGTAGTTGATGATTTTGTGACTGGTGGAAGCACCCAAGAAACATATGATACTGAGTTTGGTGAGGTAGGAACTTCAGTTGGTCTTGGAACGTTTGGAACAAGAGTTTCTGCTGCAGGAACAACAGAGTTAATGTTTACACCTGCTGCCAGCATTAACACAGTTGTTAATGTCTACATGAATGCAATTAGACATGAAGATGATGCTAAGGACAACATCGACTTTACAAATGCTCTGATTGAATCTGGATTTGCTACTTATGAAGGAACCGAAAGAGACATTAAGAGATCATTTGAATTAAAACATGAGACTGATTCAATTTTTGATAGATCTTTTGAAGGCAACAATTCTGATGTTGTTAATACAACCACTAATACAATTACATTACCAAATCACTTCTTTGTGACTGGTGAAAAGATTGAGTATAACCATGCGGGTGCAGG